GTCGCAGGGTAGTAGAACTCCAACGCCTCCCCTGACTGTGCCACTGGGGTCCCCCGACCTCGCATACTGCGGGACGGAGCGTTCAGGAGGTCAGGACGCATTGCCACAGGTTTGATTTTGTTTCGGGTCTGGATTGCCATCGCACGACGCTGCTGGAGTTGTGCGATGCGGTGGTGGTCTGCCGCACGACGGGCATCAAACGCTGCCTGGAAGGACATTACTCTGTGGCGAGAAGTTCTGCGGCGACCGCCGACGAGGGGTTCGTTGACAGCAGCAGTCATCTCCTCAAACACCATGTCAATGTTCCCAGGTTGTCCTGCCTGGGCGGCGAGGGGTTCCAGAGGGGCATAGTTCGCATACCCTTCCAGGTTCACCTGGGCGTTCAGTTCTGTCGCAGGGATGCCATACTTCTCCTGGAACGCCACCTTGAGAGGACCAGGGTTGGACGGAGGGGGGTCGCTGGGAAGTGTAGGGTCGGCAGGACGGGCGTCCTGTGGCACATCCTCAGGAATCATACTCTCTCCCAGGTCAATGCCGCCGAGGTCCAAAGCACCCGTGTCAATGTCCCCCAAACCTCCCAGGTCCAGGTCCCCGAAGTCGTCTCCGAGGTCAATGTCCCCCAGGTCAATGTTGTCCAGGGCATCGCCGAGAGACCCAGGACCCGTCTCCCCGAAGAGGGCATCCAGTTCCTTGTCCAGAGCATCCTTGTCGTTCTGGTCAAACGGGATGGTGGGAGGAGGAGGGGGGCAGTTCGCCAGGCACGTCTTGTCCACGAGACCCAGACCCTGGGCAATCTTCACGCCCTCTACGACAATCTCGCCGACCTTGACTGCCTTCTGGACGTAGGGCAGTGCCTTGGATGCCATCACACCATACTTGGCACCCTCAATGATGCTGTTGGAGAGTTGGTTCGCCGCTGCCGAGGCACCAGGCATTGGAATCATCGCAAAGGCAATCGCTGCGATGTCCAGACCGTCCACGGGGCGACCCTGGGCGAGGTCCCCAATCATCTTGAGGGACGGACCGAGCATATTGAGGGCAGCGAAGGCGACAGGACCAAGGGTTCCCGCCGAGAGGACAGTTGCCGCCGCAGACGCAATCGCACCGATGAGCATGATGTAGGTGTCGGGGTCGGTCATCGTCTCCTTCCACCAGTCCGCATTGCCGATGGTGTTCGCCATCGCCTCGCCCAACTTCTCAAACGCCGCACCCACACCGTTCTGGGCAGGGTCAAACGCCTTGAAGAGTTCGTCGCCGACCTTGGCGAACGCCTCCTTGGTATTCTCGCCAAACTCACGGAACGCCTGGGCAACGCCGTTCTTCTCAGGGTCAAATGCCCGTGCCAACGCACCGTCTGCGGAGAACGCCTCCTCAATGCCCTTACCGACTTCCTCCATCGTGGCGTTCCAGTCCACAGGTCCGACGATTTGCTTGGTGCGAGAGGACTTGTAGAAGTTCTTGGGTCCGTCATTACAGGTAATCGGGTAGCGGCACAGAAGTCCGTCATCCACGGTTCCAGGAGGGCAGGACTCCAGCACGACATCACCGCCTCTGGCACATCCGTAGCACTCGTTGAACCACCCACGGGAGCAACAACTGTCCCAGTAGATGGGGTTGTAGCGACTGCCCTTGGCGACGACATCACCACCTTCGCACTTCAGGTCCCGCCAACACGCCGTGCCATCGTCACGAGGGTAATCGCCAGGACAGTCCCGAGGACCCAGACACGCCAGACCCGTGTCAATCTCGTTCCCCTGGCACTCCTCCAGGCACGTCAGACCGTCGTTTCTATACCCAGGAGGGCAGTCCTTCAACACACCACCCGTGAGTTGGCGGAGTTTCTTCATGCCCTTACATCCGCATCCGCAGTCCATCTTGGCGAGTTCCTTGCGGCACCAGTCCATCCCGTGCTTCCGCAGTGCCTTTCCACGACGCTTGTTGCCTGGATGTGCGGCAATGTATTTGAGGAGTAAATACTTCGCAGGGCGGGACATCCCCTGGAGAAGACGAGCAATACGGACGGGGCGGAGGCGGCGACCCCCTACCGCCATGCCCTCACGAGGCACCTCCACGCCCGAGATGGGTCCCGTCACCTCCACACGAGGGAGGTTCTTGGGACGCTTCTTCGCCGCAGGTTCGCCTGAAATCTTCTTGATTGCCGCCTCGGGGGACATGCCCTGCTCATAGACGAGTTTGTTGATTCGCTCCATCTCCTTCTGACTTGATGATGTCGCATCAGGATTGGCGGACTTCGCCATCGCCTTGGGGTCTACATTGGGAGGAGGTGCCTCCATCATAGGAGCGGCACGTCCACGACGTGTCACACAGTTCGCACCGCCGCCGCATCCACAGTCCTTGGGTCGTCGTGGCATTTGTTCAATGTCGCCAAAGAAAACCTCCGTGCCTAAACAAATGGCGACACAGGACATCTCTCTCTATGTTCGTGCGAAGGATGCTGAGCGTCGGCACGGGTCCCAGAAGGTTGGATTTATGAAGGATGGGTTCCAGCAGTGGGCAGAGTCGGAGCGTCCTGCTCGTGGAGGAGGCGAACCAAAAACTCCTCTCTCTAGAACAAACGACATGCGGCACACAGGAATCGGCAACGGCGGTGCTTTGGAGGACCTGTTCAAGGTGACCAAGACCAAGTATTCGGATGGTGGTGTTCCCGCTGGGGCGAAGAAGGCACTCGCCGCCATCCACAAGAAGATGACGGGTGGTGCCGTCTCGCTGGACGACATCAAGCAGTTCATTGACAACATCGTTCAGGTCTACAATGATGTGAAGGAGTATGCGGGTCCCATCAAGGCACTGTTCAAGAGTGATGCTCTCCAGAACCTCCAGGGCGGCAAGTATAAACCCGTCCTTGACACGGCGGTCCGCTATATGGAGATGGTCGGGTTCGGGAAGCATGGTGAGGACGAACTCATGTCGGAGGACGAGGAGGAAATGATGCGTGTCGGGTTCAAGGGCAGTGGGAACCCTCCGCTTCGTCGCCTTGACGACATTCGCATGATGACCAGGGAGGAGATGGAGCGTCTGAATCCTGGGTTCTCGTTTGGGGGTGCTGCGGGAAGTGTCCGTCAGCTGGACGGCGACGGTCTTCCTCCTCAGCTCCACGCCTACCTCCGCCAGAGGGTCAAGCGTCGTGGTGGTGCCTTGGACTTCAACAAGGCGAAGGAGATTGCGGGTGATGTGGTCCAGTTCTTCCGTGACAACAAGGCATTCATCCACGCCATCCTGGAGTCGGATGCCATCAACAGCAAGGTCTTCGCCCCGCCCAAGGACTACCCTCGCAAGTTCGCCCAGGGTCTTTCCATGCTCGGTCTCGGTGGCGGTCGCCTCCCCGAGTTGGAGGACTGCCCCGAGGGGTATATTGACGACGGTCTCCTGTGCCGCAAACCCATCAAGCAGGTGATGAAGAAGAACGAGTTCGGAATGATGATGCCCGTCTTTGAGGGCGGTGAGGTCATCACCAAGAAGATGAAGGGACAGGGCGTTTCCATCAGCGGTCTCAAGTCCGCCCTTTCGGGTGTGGCGGAGAAGGTCGCTGCTGCTCCCAGCATCAAGGCGGCGGTCAAGAAGGTGACTGGGGGTCGGGGTCCGTCTCGTCGTGGCGAGATTGTTCGCAAGGTGATGCGTGAGCAGGGTCTTTCCCTTGCCGAGGCGAGTCGCTACGTGAAGCAGCACGGTCTCTACTAACCCACCACCGAACCATAGACGCAGTGTAAAAGACAATCCAAAACAGTTCGTTGCTCATATTCTTCCAAGGGGGAAAACTCCCCCGCAAAAGAATGTGATGACCTAACAAATGCCGACCTTTCAGACAGCACCACTGATGACGTGGACCTTCCCTGACCAGGCAATCCACATGAACCGTCACGGTCACGGGTTCTTTGAGGTTCCTACGCCGCATCAGGACATGGTAGTAGGGTCAGGTCCTGAGGGAACCAAGCACTTCCGTGACCTCGCCATTGCGGAGGCGAGGGCGAGAATGCGAAACACCAAACTGGCGGAGGAAGGGTTCCTCGGTCTCCGCAACACGACCGCACGGAGTCAGCGGTATGACCGTCCTGCGTCTCGCTCAGATGTGCCGAACGGTGTCTTTCCTGGGTTCCCCTACGTCTCTGCTGCGGGGTTCCTCCGTGGCGGCACAGGTGCGATTACCAAGGAGGGACGTGAGTGGGTCCACAAGCGTCTCGCCCAGCGGATTGCGGAACTCAACGCCATTGATGCCCAGGACTATTCTCGGGGTCCTCCTCAGCGGATTGAGGTCACTCCGCAGTTCACCGAACTAGACACGATGCTCACCCAGTTCCTGGACCAGTTTGAGGCAGGAACCTTTACCAGCGGTCTGACCGACCAGGCGTTCCGTCTCCAACAGGCACTCGTGAAGGCAGGTGCGTCCCTGACCCCCGAGAAGATTGCCGAGGTGATGTCCATCATCGCCCGTCTGGAGGTTGCTGCCGAGCGTCTTGCGACATCCGCACCCGCAACAGGACAGTTTGCCCTCAACCCCGACCGCAAGGCAGTCCTCCGTTCTCTCTCCCTCACCTTTGACCGCATCAAGCGTATTCTGGAGGAAATCAACCGTGTCGCCTACGAGGAGAAGGATGTGCGGGAGATGGTCATGCGGGACATCGGGTCACGCATCGTGCCGTCCACTGCCGAGTCCTCCGCTGTCTTCGGGCAGGAGATGGGGTATTTCCGCCCTGGTGACCTGGGTCGCAACCAGTCGCAGTTGGAGCGTCGTCGCACCACGGGTGTCGCCAGTCAGCGTCGGGAACGCATCGGTCGCCAGGAGTATGCGAACCTTGGACCGATTACCCGCAACGTCCAGGGACCTGGTATGGCAGGGGAGCAGCGTCTGCGGCAGGGAACCCTCCAGCGTCGTGAGGGTGTGTAAGAATATATAGCGAAAACATCAAAGATGCCATTTCACATCCGTAAAGCACCGAATCGTGCGAAATACTGGGTCGTTGACGACTCAGGTAAGCATTATTCCATCAAACCACTCCCGTTGGAACGGGCGAAAGCACAGCAACGGGCGTTGTATGCGGCGGAAGGACGTGGCGAACTCAAGGGCGAGGGCATCTGGGATTCCCTCAAGGAGGCATATAATCAGGTGGCGGACAGCGACTCTGCGATGTGGAGTTCGGTGAAGCAGGTGGGTGATTTGGACTCGCAGTTCTGGTCTCGCAACTTCTACCCGAAGTATGTTCAGCAGTGGTTGGATGCGAACGGCGGCACTCGTGTCACCTCTCTTCGCATTCGGAGAGCACCCATCCAGGCAGGTCTGGATTACGCCTTTGAACTCGTGTCGGGTGGGAAGTGGCAGGAGGCGAAGAACAAGGTCGGGTATGACAACATGTTCCATCTGTCCCTCATCGGCAACGGTGGCGGGTTCCTGATGGAGAAACTGGACCGCATCAATGTGACGGACAAGGTAGATTCGCCGCCTGACCCGCAGTATATGGATGTGCCGAATGTCCCCGAGAAGAACCTCACCATCAAGGGGATGTTGGATGCGACGCAGCGTCTTATGGGCGAACAGAACTTCTTCCATTACCACCCGTTCACGAACAACTGCCAGGTCTTCATTCTGAAGGTTCTGGAGGCGAACGGTCTTCTCACGGACCCGCTGCGTCAGTTTATTTTCCAACCCGTGGACCAGATTGTGGAAGACCTTCCTGGGTTCCTCCCGTCCTTTGCCCACACGCTTACGAACCTTGGTGCGAACCTCAACACCCTCGTAGACCAGGCGTGGGGTGTCGTAGGAATGGGAAAACCGCACTCCCTGGACAGTTTCAAACCGAAGAAGCACAAGGGACTTCGGGGCAAGGGACTTCCCGCAGGTCAGTCGGTTCTCTGGGAGGTGGCGGACTCTGCCTACAAGCAGCAGGGGAAGAGCAAGGAGGAACTCCCAGGCGGATTCTACCTCGTAGAGAAGACCGACACGATGGTGCTTTACACCGATGGTATGACCGTAGGTCTCGTGGGTGTGCGGGGGACCCGTCCAACGAACTCGGACGACCTCTACGCCGACTCTCTCATCCCGACCGACATGCTCGGGACCGCACCTCGGTATGAACGGGACAATGCGACCCTGGAGGAGTGGCATCGCAAATACCCCGACATCTCTCAGTGGTTTGGCGTGGGACACTCGCTGGGCGGTGCGATTGTGGATGAGTTCCTGCGGCGTGGACTGGTGGACGAGGGGTTCTCCTTCAACCCCGCCATCCAACCTCGGGACATCCAGTCCTCCAAGCACATCCGTCTCTACAAGGAGGGGGACCCGCTGTATGTTCTCTTTGGTCGGCAGGACCCCAAGGCGGTTCTCGTGCCTCGGGAGGAAGAGGGGTGGTTGTATTGGGCGTGGCGGCACACTGCTGCGGGACTTCTCTACGACATGCTCACCTCACACAAACTGGCATCGTTCAAGAACCTGGGAGGGGGCAATGCTCCTCCTGACCTGGAGGCGTTTCGTCCAACGGATGTGGAGAGGAGCAGTATGCGGACGCAGGACGGACAGGGTGCGGATGTCTTCATGGGCGGAGGGAAGCACCAGGATGCGGAGGCGTTGTTTGCGGCACTGGAGGGAGCGGCACTGAACGGAGGTGCGAGGTTCCCCAAGACCGACTACGACCTCTGGGAACGCCGTGGAGCAGAGGCATCAGGACGTGACGCAGAGGCAGATTACAAGGAACAGGAACTGCGATGGAGAGCATTGGCACATCTGGACCCGCAGGTCAATCCTCTCGCACAACTGGGAGCAAGAGTTCTGGCGGATGACCTGTTTGAGTATGCGAACCCAGGGGAGAGGGTAGACCCTGGACACGTCAACGCCCAGAAGTATGCCGCCCAGGGAGCGTATTTCCAGGAGCGGGACTTCGCCAAGAAACTCAAGGCGGAGGTGGATGGGGTCATGGCATCCGAGGGGTTCAAGAAGCGTGAGGATGCGTATGAATACATCCTGGAGCAGCGTCGTCGCAAGGCAGCACGGGCGGCAGCAGCAGAGGCACGTCCACCTCCACCTCCACCTCCTGGTCCTGGTGCGAAGAAACCGTCACCTCCCGCAGCACCGAAGAAGAAACCGTCACCTCCTGCCGCCAAGGTCGCAGCACTCCCAGGCATCCCCGAACCTCCTGCCGCAGCAGGGTTCCAGCGGGAAGAGGTGGACCTGGAGGAGGTGCGTCGTCTGGAAGAGGAGGCGGCAGAGGCAGCGGCACGGGAGGAACGGGTGAGACGTGCGACTGCCGCAGCAGAGGCAGAGCGGAAGAGGGCGGCGGCAGCAGAGGCAAAGGCGAAGGCAGAGGCAGATGCCGCCCAGTTGGAACTGAACCGCAGGGCGGCAGCAGCAGAGGCGGCACGGAAGGCATCCGCCGCAGAGAAGGACAAGAAGAAGAAGGCAGCAGCAGAGGCAAAGCGGAAGGATGCGGAGGAGAACGAACTCCTGGCACGGGAGGCACTCATCACGAAACGCACCGAGGAACTCCTGGTCCCACTGGACACGCAGATTGGGAAGTTGAAGATGGACATTAAGGACATGGGTGAGGAAGCAATCGGCAGGGACTCGTCACTGAATGCCCTGAACAGACACTACCTGCTGATTCGGGTTCGGTCTCCCGACATGAGTTTGGAGATGGACATGTCCATGGCAGACCTTCAGACGATTCTGGACTCCCCGATTCCCAACCTGGATGCGGAGGGCGAGAGGGGGTATAAGGACTACATTCGGACGAAGATTGACAACCTCCGCCGCATGAGAGGAAAGGAGTTGGCACGGGCAGAGACACTCAAGGCGGAGGCGGCAGACCTCCGTCGTCGCATCGCAGAGGGACAGGCACGGGTGGCAGAGTTGGAGAACGACAAGAAGGAACTCATCGCCCGTGTGCGTCGGGAGTTGTCGGGCAAGGGCGGACAGCACAAGGACTTCCCGTATAGTCGCCCCGACCTCACGAAGGCGGAGAAGGCGGTAGAACGGGCGAGGCACTACCGCAGCATCAAGAAGGCGGTGGAGACACTCGGCACGAAGGCGAAGGTGACGATGCTTCACAACCGTGAGACGGCAGCGGATGAGCATGAGGCATTCCACCGTGCGAAGCGAGAGACGGAGGCAGCAGCACCTGAAAAGAAGTTGTGGGGGTATTACCGCAACCTCTACGAGGTCACAGGAGAGTTGCCGCCCGAGGTCGCACCCAAGGTCGCAGCACGGGGTCCCCGCCCGAAGGCGAAAAAGGTGACCCTGCCCAAGGAGGGGTCCGTTCGGAAACCCTACGTGGGAAAGGTGATGAAGGAAGCATTCATGAAGGCAGCGGCAGGACGGGGCGAGAAGGAGGTTCGCAACCTGTTCAACCGTGCGAAGCGGGAGTATAAGGAGGGTGGGAAGTCGTGGGAGGCGGTCACTGCGGCATTACTGGGACTGTGACCGTAGCGACCTCTTCGGTCTCTCGGAAGATGGGGGCGAGGACTCGGCGGCGTCCCGTCTTCGTCTCCGCAGGGGTGGGGACAGGCACCAGGTCCCCCTCTGCGAACACCTGGGCGGCGGTCGGGCGGAGGTATTGGCAGCGGATGAGTTCCTCCCTCAGGCGGTCGCTGCTCAGTTCAATGTGGGAGGTGTTGGACTTGTAGAGTCCCCGTTCGGTGGACCCCTCGGGGACTCGGGTCAGGTCGCAGTTCTTCGTCAGGTATTGGACGAACCGAGTTAGGGAGTAGCGATTCTCCTCGGTTCGGACCTCGTGACGCTGCGTCATCCAGTCCTGGAAGTCGGCGAACAGGGTGCTGCTCTCGCCCACGATGGGGCGGTCCCCTTCCACTCGGTGGATGACCCATCGCAGGATGGGGTCGGCGTTCATTCTGCGAATGTCCAGGAAGGCGGAGGTGACGGGTCGGGCGTTCTGGAACTGGATGGGCGTCTCGTAGGTCGGGAGGGTCTTGAGGTATTGGTAGAACGCCCTCTGGACCTGCGGGTCCCTCATCGCCTTGCTGAGTCGGGCGAAGTAGTCGGTGTTGCCCCTCATGCTGCGGTCCACGTCGTAGTAGGCGAACCTGCGGTCGGAGGGGGAGGCACCCTGACTGCTGATGGGGTTGGTGTTATTACTTGCGAACACGTAGCGGGTGAAGTCCATCTGCTCGTATTTCGGCACCCCCTTGCGGTTGATGGTCTGCGTCTTGCGGGTGACCATCGCCTTGAGTTGGTCAATCTCCTTGCCGTTCGCCTTTGCCTGTGCCTCCTCCACGAAGACCAGCAGTTTGTGTTCCAGGTGTTCGTTGAACGGGTTGAACAGTTCGTTGTTGTTGCTGACCTGCCCGTAATACTTCTCGCCGAGGATGAACTCTGCGAACCACTCCAACCACATGTTCTTCCCCGTGCCGCCGCCCTCCTTCAGGAGTTGCGACTCGTCTCGCAGAACCAGGGCGGTCTCGGACTTGCGACTCGGGGTCTGAATCAGGTTGGCGAACCACTTCAGGTAGTAGTCCGTGTCGCCGCTGGTGAGGTATGCCACGTGGTCCAGGATGGGTTGGATGAGTCCCAGGACCTCCTCGTCAGGCACGGGCGGCAGCGTCTCTGCCTTGAACCCGTCGTAGAGGTTGTAGACCGTCGGGGGGCATTCCATCGGCGGCGGGATGAAGTCCATCCGTTCGTATTGGCGGCGGGTAGCGTCCCGCAACCACCAGTAGTAGAAGTTCTGTTTGACCATCTTGCCGTCCTCCCACTTGCGGAACATTTGGTTGGCGAACATAACCATCGCATCGCCGTTCGTCAGGATGGCGTGTCGCCCGTTCTCCTGGACCCGCAGAATCCTCGCCCCGACCACGAAGGTGTTCCGCTCAAACTCCTCCTTCATCCGCAGGTATTCCTCGTTCTCGTCCTTGTTAATCAGGGTGCGGAACACCGACTCGTTCTCCGCCTTCAACCACCAGTAGAGGGTCCGCAGCGAGATGGGTTCGTCGGTCGGGCGGTTTGCGAAGGTCTGCCAGACGTAGTAGGGTTCGCCTTCCCTGTATTTCGGACTGCGGCGGGAGAACTCATCCCAGAGTTCCCATCCCAGTCCCTCGTGGTGGAGTGCCAGTCCCACCTTAATCCAGTCGGCGTAGTTCTCGCAGTGGTCCACCGAGATGCTCTGGAGCAGGGTCCGCAGGTCCTCCTCGCTGCGACTTACCTCCACTCGCAGTTTGTCCATGCCGCTGTTCTCCCGCTTCGTGGTGTCTCGGATGGTCTTCTTCTGCTCCGAGGTCAGGGTCGGGCGGAACAGGGTCTGAATGTAGTCCACGACCTCGTCGGGGCAGACAGGGATGGCGTTGGCGTTCGTTGGGAGGTTTTGGACCTTGTAGAACTGGGTCCGCCCGTCCACCTCGTAGTGCGAGGGTTCCACGTAGAGCAGGGCGTTGGCGTTGCGAATGTCCAACTTCAGTTTCTCGTTGGTCGTCGTGCGGAGGCGGTCGTCGTTGCGGAACAGGTAGTGGACTCCCTTGCGGGTCGTCTGCTTGATTCCTCCTGCCGCCTCGCAGAGTGCCATGAGGCGTTGGTTGTGCGGCAGCGAGGGGTCGTCCAGGTCAATCGCCATCACCCCGCTTCCCTCGCCTGTCCGCAGGGCATACCCCGTTGCGTCGGGGCGGCAGACGGGGTCGTCCCGCCAGGAGTTGCTGTGGAACTTGAACGTCTTCTTGCCTCGGGCAGGGTCCCACCCCATGTCGCCGCTCACGATTTCCCACCCTAGGTCGGCATACCGTGTGAGCATGTTATTTACCACTGCTCGGGCGGTGTTTAAACCCCTTGTCTGGTTATTACCTGCGTCCATACTTACTTACCTTACTCTCAGGAGAGAAACGATTCGTTTTTGCCGCACAGAACCAGAGTCCCCCCTACCCCTGGAGGATGGTTGGCACCGTGACGGACTGCGACTCCTCGGCGGGGGCAGAACCTCCCACATCCGACTCCTTCTTGAGGTAGGTCCGCTGGACGGCACCCGTGTGACCCATGCGGTCCGCCGTCTCGTTCATTTCCTCCACATCATACTTCGCAGAAAGGTAAATATGCCGAAGCATCGTAGAACCAACCCGCTTCCCGAAGATGCGGTTAAAGATGCGAGTGAGGGCGTTCACCGCCGTAAGCGGCGTCCCGTCGTCGTGGACCAGAAAGGGGACAGCAGCGGTCTTGGCGGTGACCTTCTTGTCCAGGGGGGCGTTGCGAGTGGACTTGAGGAGGGGGTGCGAGGAGAGGTAGGCGGAGAGGGCAAGGTTCAGGTCCTCGGGAACTGGGAACGTCTGAGTGCCGTGGGTCTTGGATGTCTTATACTTGTGAAAGATGAACTGGCGAGGTTCGGCAAGAGTCAGGTAGTTCTTTTCCTGGTCGGTTGCCTGTTTGGGGGACTTGACTACATACATCAACTGGTAGTCCTGGTTGCGGCGTGGGTCAAAGTGTGTGAAGAGGGAAAGGACCATGTAGGAGAGGAGAGTGTCCCACTGACCAGGGGTTAGGTCCTTGTGCGTGAGGTTGAGTGCCTCCTCCTTGAGGCGTTCCTCATGTGCCTTGACGACATCCCAGGACAACCAGTTCGCCTCCTGCTTGTCGGTCTTCTCGGATGTGTCCTTCCCGTTCTGCTCCTTCGCCTTGGACATCATCTCGTTGTAGTAGTGCGTGTAGATTCGCTTGTAGGTTGCCTTGTCCTTGACCGTGGACAGGGCAGAGACGATGACGGACAGCAACGTCTTCTGCGTGGACTCGGCAAACTCCGAGAGACGCTGCGAGACGGACTCACGGTTCTTCAACCACGCCAGGTTCGTGAAGGGGCGGTTGTTGTTCAGCGAGTAGAGGGACCGAATATACTGCGAGGCGGTCTGGTCGGCGATGCCACGCTTCTCCTGGAGTTCCGTGTGGAGGGACATCATGTAGGGCGTGACGGACTTCATGTTTGTCTATACTGTTAGGAAGAGGTATTTACCGTCTAAACGCATTACGAAGCACCCCCTCCCCCCTCGGACGCTGCGGGAGAAAAATGTGTCTGTGGAGGACATTGATGGTGAATCCCTTCATCGTCTGGCGAACTGCGAACGGTAGTTGGCGACGTGCGGTCAATCCCTTATTTCAGCAACCTGTGCGGCAGGGGTGGCACGGAGTTGCTCCACTTCACGGCGGAGGTCCTCCACCTGCTTCCGCAGCACTGCCACTGCCCCCGCTCGGAACTGCTCTGTGGCATCCCACTCCTCCAACTTGGCATCCGCCTGGTTCCGCTCAGCGATGGCGACCGCTAGGTCCTCCTCCAGACCCTTCACCTTTTCCTCCTCATCGCACAGGCGGCGGACCCACTCCTTGCGGTCTGCCTCATGCTCCTCAATCATCTTTTGAATAGACGCTTCCAGTTCCTGAACACGACTTTCCATCTTGTTTCTAATCCTTACGCTACACTTAAATCTCTGCTGCCGAACGAATGGGAGGTTTTTTGGGAGGTTTTGGTCTTACCTATTTTGAGACCAAAAGTTCGCAACACACCTTCAACTGCCTTACCTTTCTTGCTCTTGGGAGGTTTTGGGAGGTTTTGGGGGTAGAAAAAAACTGAATGGAGGCGGAGAAAAAAATGAGAGGTGCCGCCTGTCCAGATTTCACTTTTTCTCTAGGGGGTCACCTCCTCTTTTTGACCCCCCAAACCTCCCAAGGTGGAATGGATGCGGAGAAACTCGTGCGGAGAAACAATGAGCGAATCGGCGGACATCCCCATTACCTGGCACACGTCGCTGGAGGAGTATTTCGCCTCTACGGGCGAGAAGGCGAACTGCTTGGCGTGGTGCCATAAGAAGTCCGAAGCACTCTACTCTGTGCGGCGGACGTGGATTGACCTTCCCGTCATCGTCATCAGTGCGGTCACGGGGTTTCTCTCCGCAGGGTCCACATCTCTCTTTGAAGACCCGAAGGCATCGTCGGTGGCGTTGGGCGTCGCCTCTCTGTTCGTCTCCGTCCTGAACACGGCAGGGTCCTACTTCGGGTGGGCGAAACGGGCAGAAGGACATCGCATCTCTGCCATTCACTACTCCAAACTCTACCGAGGACTCATGGTAGAACTGGGACTTCCACGGGACGAACGCCAACCTCCTGCGGCACTCTTGAAGTCCGTGCGGGACCAATACGACCGTCTCCAGGAAATCAGTCCGCTGCTCCCTCCTGAGGTCATCAAGGAGTTCCAGACCAAGTTCAAGGATGAAAAGGACATCGCCAAACCTGAAGAAACGAACGGGTTGGAACACATCACTATTTACCCGCCGCTAGGAATAAAGGATGCCGTCACAACTCCAAATCTTACCCTACGCCTTGCCGAAGGAGGGTCTGCGGGGGTTCCGAGTGTATAGTGGGGGTCAGGCACTCTCTCGCAAACCTGTTCCTGTCACTCGTGCGGTCCAACAGGCAAAGGCACTCATCGCAGGAGGAAAGGCAGAGGATGTGAAGGAGTATGCCCTGTCGGACGACGACATCCACAAGATTATTCCTACGCTGGACGTCATGCCCTACCCCGACCTTCTTCGGGCAAAGACCATTGATGATGTGCTGGACGAGAAGGGACGACTGATGTTGCTTTACCTGACGGAGAACCAGAACACGGGTCACTGGGTCTGTGTGCTGAAGTATAGGGACCAACCTGTCGTGGAGTTCTTTGACCCGTATGGACTTGCTCCCGACCAGCAGTCCAAGTGGTTGGACGACGAACGGTTGGAGGAGTTCGGGCAAGACACCTTCCACCTCACGAAACTCCTGAAGAACAGTCCCTACAAGGTCATCTGGAACAAGACGAAGTTTCAAAAGGACCGTGCGGACATCAACACGTGTGGGCGGCACTGTCTCACACGCCTCTACATGAAGCATCTGACGCTGCCGCAATACACCAAACTCGTGAAGTCCTCGGGAGTCAGTCCTGACGACTTCGTGAGTGGTTTTACCTTCAACCTCATCGGGAAATAATCCGCCAAAAGTCCTCTCGCCCCCTTACAAATGTCGTTCATCCCTCAGGTGATTACGGGTGCGAGTGCGGACGGGGACTACGTCTACTACAATGCGACGGTCGTCAACAACAACGTGGGGTTGGACCAGCGTCGGTTGGACCCTGAACTCCAGTTCCAGGACACCCGTCAGAAACCCATCGTCAAGGACAGTTCCAAGTATGTGCTGTCCGTGGATGCCTTCAACCTTAACGGTCCCCAGAAGAACCTTCCGCTGTGGACTCCCCAGATTGTGCCAGGCACGGACATTGACCTCACCATCTACTCCATCACCTTCGGCATCTTCCTCCAGAACGTCACGGGCGGCGGTGTCCCCAACCCGACCACGGGAGTTCGGAGTGGCACCTGGGTTCAGGCAACCATCCCTCTGTCCTGGATTCCTGAGAACTACCTGACGAACACTGCTCCTCGCCCCACATCTGCCTTCCCTCGGCAGCAGGAGACCCCTTACTACTACGGGTATTCCTACGACCACTTCGTCAACCTGCTGAACAACGCCCTGTCGGCGGCGTGGCGTGATGTGGTCTACCAGTGTAAGCAACTCGCCGCCTACACGACTGCCCCCGACGTGGGTCCTGGCACTCAGTGTCCGTTCTTTGAGTTCAACCCTGAGACAGGTCTGTTCGCTCTCTGCCAGGATGCCCAGACCTCGTTCCTTCCCTTCGGCACCCCTGCCCGTGGAAACGGTCAGGTCTATGACCGCCGTGCGGGAGTGTCGGACCAACTCTGCCCCTTTACGCCCTTCGGTCCCTCTACGGCGGCAGGGTATGTGACGGGCGAGTTCTCCTACGTCGGCATGAACGGCAATCTGGAGTCGCTCATCTCCAACTTTGACACCTTTTACTACGGGTTCAACAACGGCACCTTCTACGACAGCGTCCTCGCCCAGAACGCCACAGGGTATAGGTTCACCGAGACCTCGTCGCAGACCCTCGCCCCGAATGCTGTCCCCTGGACGGGTCCCACGACCATCGCCCTCCCTGAGTTCTTCTTCAATACGGTCCCTGTCCCGTCTCGTCCAGGCAGTGTCTTCGTCCTGGAGGCACCGTATAGCAGTCCGACATCCTCCCCCAGCATTACCTACATTCGGGACATCCAGAACTCCATCTCCACGGGGACCCAGTGGTCACCCGTCCAGAGCATCGTGCTGGTCACCAACACTCTGCCTGTCCGCTTTGAGCAGACCGCCTCCCCCGTAGAACTCGGAACGGGCAACGTCGGCGGCACCACCACGACCAGCGGGGCATCCCAGCGGGTCCTCCTGGAGACCACCTTCAACACCCTGGTCGCCGACCAGTGGCGTGGGATGTTGGACTACAAACCGCTCACCCCCCTCTTCTCCGCCCTGGACCCGACCCAGGACGGCATCTTTTCTGTGGATGTGCGTGTCTGTTGGCGGAGTCGCCTCACCAACGAACTGGTCCCGATGCGGATGCCCAACTCCTCCAACTTCTTCATCCGCCTCCGCTTCGTCAAGAAGGGGTGAGCGTTCGTCGTTCGCCGCCGAAAAATCTCCCCGCCCTCTTCATAAATGGCGACTTCTGAGGTGTCCAAGTATTCCGTCTACGACCCCCGTGTCATCCAGACGAAACCCAAGTATGCGGTGGAGAAGGGTGCTCTCTCGCTGACGAACGTGACCTTTAACGCCCAGACGGCGAACAGCACTGCCCAGCAGTTCAACGTCATCGTCCCGTCCGAGAACGTCTTCATTGACCGTGCTGTGGAGTGGACGTCCAGCGGTGTCGTGTCTCTCTCCGTCACCATCCCTGCGGCGGGTGCTGGAAACCGTGCGATTGCGGGTCAACCGCTCATGGTCCCTGGTCGTGATGTTGCCCTCGCCGCCTTCCCGTCCCACCAGACGGTTGCCCAGATGACCGCTACCATCAACGATGCGACGGTCACGGTCAACACCCAGGATGTGCTGAACCAGGTTCTCCGCCTGTCTGACCTCGCCAAGCACCGTCGTCAGCGGACCTGCCCGACCATGCTTGACAACTACGCCGTCTACCCTGACACGGAGATGGTGACCAACTCTCCCATCAACGCCTACAACGTCAAGCAGCACTCGGACGAGATTCCTAACGGTGCCTGGTCGCAGTGGTGGTTCTGCGACTCCCAGGGAACTCCGCTCAACCAGACCTCTGCGGTGGAGGCGGTGGCGAACTACGGCACTGGCACGGCAT